CTCCGTCTGGTGTAAACACCCACGTCGACGCAATACCAGTGTTAACCTTGTAGGTACTTGTTACTGTTTGTGCCTGCCCATATACTGCAATTGATGGAGGTCCTGAAGGAACCCAAAAGTATTCTCTATAGTTTATAAACTTATCCCAATCAATAGGTGGATTCCATGTGTAGTGTTCCTGATTGGTTGTCTTGCTATCATCCTCGATGCTATTGCCGAAGAATGAAAGCATGTTTTTTAAATCAAGGTAGTCATAGAATTTTTCAACTTGATCATTCTTTTCAATGGTTATGCCGGGCTCAAGTTGATACCTACTTCTTAGGGTGTTATCACTGTCAAGATAAATGTCGTTGCCCTTATAGGTCTTACCAAACCTTCTACCAACATAACCGGAAAGTTTTTCAACTACGCCCGGTTGTACCAAAGGATCAACAACACCTGATAAGAACTTATCATTGGTGTCGGATCTAAAGACATTCGGAAGAAAGTCAGAAGTTCTTCTAATTGGAAGTTGGCTCTTTGGATATACTCTATCTGCCATTATGTACTACTCACTACTGAATTTGCACCAACTCTAATCTCAGCAGCGGTAATACTTGCTACAATTTCTATATCATCAACCGTTGCACCGCTTACAAAAATTTCGTCAGGCTTACTTTGAATTTCAAATAAACTACCAAAAACTTGATCGGTCTGTCTTGGTAAAATAATAAAGTTTGTTATATCCGGTGAAACACTGTTTACCACGTATGTGGTTAATTCACTAAGATAAAATCGATCACCAAAATCCCAATTGTCTATAGCAAAGAAATCATTAATTGCATTAACAATTCTAACCTTTAGATTATTATCATTAATTGTCTTACCTGGGTTCTTGACTATCTTAAATTGTGCTCTAAGTTTTTCAGTAGCCGCTGATCCAAACAGTACTTTATATTTTACTGGATGATAAACTATTTCATCACTAATTGATTTGATTTCTCCAAGGTTACTACCAAATTCAATTCTTAATCCGTCAGTTGTTGGTTCATCTGGTTTAGTTTCAACACCAAGCAAATAATTTCTATATGATGTATCATAGGATCTTGTCAAAATGTACATATCAATAATATTAGTTAGACTTGGATCAATTCTTCTATCCTCACTTGCTGCATGAATGTACTGGAATTTTAAATTTCTTCTTCCATAAACTGCCTTGTACTGACTTTGTAGTTCAAGAGTGTTAGTTGTTCTATTAACGCTCTTGACTTTATTTTCAGCACTATCATAAAAATAAATTAATTGTCCGTCATCAAATTGATTGATATCTATCAATGATTGTTTTTGATAAACCAAGATTGTATTATTAGAATTATCAATTATATCATAATACTTGGTTCCGTATTGATCTCGTTTTTCTTCAAAGAATAAAAAGTTTAATTCAAGATCGTCACCGGCAATTGCTTCAAAGGTTTCAGGATCATCAACAACACCATCATCATCATTGTCACTAAATGATAATTTAATTTCTTTGGTGCTTTCATATCCGTCTTCGAATTCAATCGAATCGCTTATTTCAAAGGTATAATCTTTTCCAAGAGAGTTTTGACTATTTGTATCACTATTAATACTTAATACTTTTATATGGTCCTTTATTACCTGACCTGTTAGGTTGTTATATGCTTTTTCACTCTTGTCAAAATAAAATCTATTTTGTTGTACGCTGCCAAAAACGTAATCCATGGTTCTGACTCTTACCACATACTGATCATTATTTCTAACAAATGCCATAATCCATGAAGCATCAAGATTTTCGTTTGATGTATCTCCTGCTCTACCTAAACTAAAGGAAGATGTTAAATCCAAGTTCTGTGTTTGAACTATTTTCCAAGAACTTGAAATGTTATCATACCTTAGACCAAAATTAAGATTTCCTGCAACTTGTGTTACCATTTCACTTTCAAGAGCAGAGTTAAGATCAGATACAAACTTAGGAACAATCTTGGAAGCAATTGCTCCTGTTGGAATATTTTCATTAAATGTTATTGGTCCTAACCCGGATGATAAAGATCCTCTACCCGCATTAGTACCATCTCCTACAACGTTAACTACCTTTGTCCAGATGTATGAACGCTGTTCTGGATCAGTGCTATCAGCAGTAACAAGTTTTCCTTGTTTGAATGCCTGTCCACTTGGTGGAACAAATTTAATATTCGCACCTATCTTTAAATATTTTAATGTGTTAGTAGCATAGTTGCCAACCTTTAACAATGAAAAATCAATGGCATTATTAAAGTAACCAGTTGTTTGATTTATATCACTTGTGACTTCCGTCCATACAGTATTTTGTTCTGTAAATAGAATCTTATCAAACTTTGTTAGATAAAAATTATAGACGTCGTTATCAGTAAACAACGGTTCAACACTATTTCTAATAAAATTAATAATGTCGTTAGTATTTGAAAATTTAAAATTTAAGTTTCTTTCATTTTCTTCTTTGTAAACATATCCGTCATCAGCAAACACATTTACTGAACTGTATTTTCCGCTGGCGTCAACTATATCAAAGTTTCTTGAAATACCGCTTGAAGTTCTGTTAACTGCTTTTACCTTTAAAATGTTTTGTGAACCAGAAAGAGGAGCAAGATTGTAATCTTCTCCTGTGATCATTCTGTTCTGAACATAATAATTTGCAGGGGCATTTTCTCTGATACTATCAATGTCTTCTGAAGCAGAAGCACTTGTAACAGTATTCTGTAATTCAAGACCAATCTGTAGAGTGTGTTGTGCACCAGCCCTATTGAAATAATCAATGCTTACGTTGATTCCTTTCATTTCGTTTGGCGAAATTACATACTGTAATCCGTTACTGACTCTGTAATAAGTTCTAAAACTTCCCTGAGGCAAATTACCATAAACACCATCAGCAAATATTAAATCTATTGTATCATTTTCCTTAGTTTCAATTGCATAGATGTCTCTAACATTTCCTACAAGACTGTTGTAGGCAATATTATTACCAGCAAGGCTCGAAACCTTGGTCCACTGATTTTGTTGGCCTCCGAGTGAATTTAGAGAAAATAACCAAACATCGTCATTATTAATATTTTCTGTATCGATGGAAAGAACTTCATTTGTCGTTGGGATGTCTATATTAAAATCTGCTACTTCGAGACTTCCTTGCTTGAACATTAAATAAAAACCAGTATTGCTACTTCCAGGACCTTTACCGTCCTGTCTATATACAAACCCTAATTGATTTCCTGGAGTTGGTGCTTCTTCATAAATTTCTTCTGATTCAGCAAATCCAGTACTTACAATTTCAAACGCCATGTTTCTTCCTGCGACAGTTTTATTGAATGTAAAAATTGGCACGTCATCTGTAACAGTTCTAAATCTATATTGTTCAGTTGGAATTCCTTGGATGGTGTCGCTTCCTTGGCTTCTACCATATTCCGTATTATTGCTCATCGCGGCATTTAATATCAGAATAAACTGTTCTGCCCAGTTGGTGTTTGTAGGATCATTCCATCTAACTACCTGCTGTGCAAGATTTCTTCCGTTGCTATCAAAAATATTTTCAGATGTACTAACTGATGTGAATTTTAATAGACCCTTTGATGGAACGTTTCTCTTGGCGTTGTACGAAAGCATCTTAGCAATTCTAAGAACGCTTTCCTTTCTTTCTGCTAATTCAATAAAATTTTCTCTTGAAGCAAGGTCAATTCTAAAGGCTAAACTTTGCCCAAGAAATGCCATCGCATCAATCAGTGCAAGATATTCAGAACTTTCAATATAATCGTTAAAATCCTCTGGATAATTCTCTCTCAGATAGGTGATCATCACTCTGCGCAAATTTTCAAAATCATAAGATTTGAAATCAGCCTGCTGGAATGTTTGATAGATCCTCTTCCAATCCTCGTTTAAAATTAGATTATTCTGTCTTGACGTTGTGCTCATATTTTACTGTATCCTATGCAATATTTACCATAGATCATTATATGCTTAGTTAATACTTGACGATGTTCTATCAAAATCAAACTGCATCCTTTCATTAACGTTAAAGGGCAAATAAACTATGTTTGCCTCTATTCTTATGCCCTGATCAGTGCTGTTTACCTGCACTTCCTGAACAGAAATTCTTGGATCATAGTTGATGATGTCCTCAACATCCTTTGATATGAGCTTTTTTACCTCTTCAGTAAACGGTTCAAAGATCATATCCCATATAATCGTTCCAAAGTTAGGATTGTGTAATTTTTCACCCTTTCTAATATAGAAATGATTGATAATGTCCTGTTTCACAAGATCTATATCATAAAGTTTATATCCTCTTGTATTTTCTCTGGAACTGAACCCTTTGTAAGTAAAGGATCCGCCGTTTGCGTCTCCAACAGAAGCAACATCCTTTGCAACTGTTTTTGTGTTATATAGTTTTGCCATATGTTACCTCCAATTCTAACTTTCTTCTCTATCTGTATTAATTTGACTCTGTAATGACGGTGAAAGATTTTCATGCTGTGCCCAAGGCTCGTGCATAGGAATTCTTCTCATTATAGATTTAATTTTTCCTGATTGATATCTTGTTGATGACCAATTAAGATTTTGATCAGTTAGAATATTGTCGTGAATTATTAGATCTGTTATTACCAGAGCATTGTCTGCTGTTCTTGCTTCTGGACCGTTCATGTGTATTGCATCTGGTGCTGTTTCAATGTGCTGCGATCCACTGTTGATTTCCGTATTGGTTCCAGCAGTCAAACATGTTCTTGAACCTGTCTTGACATCCAAGTTAATAGCCTGTTGTATTCTTGTATTACCAATAACATTAATATCAAGATCGCCCGGAACAAGAACACCCTCTGCATTTGTGTATGTTCTTGTTTCAATTTTTCCATTTGCTCCTATTAACAAATTAAAATTAAATGCACTTTCAATCTGTATTCTTCCGGCTTCCTTGCCTGCTTCGTCCTGTATTTCTTTTAGAGGAGCATAATCTTCATCCTCATTTCTTCTATGAGATTGGGTCGGAGAAATATATTCGGCGGTTGCCTTCATGTTTATGTTTCTTCCGGCTTCTATGTTTACATCTCTATCTGCCTTGAGATTAAAATCATTCTTGGTATGAATGCTTACACTGTCTGATGAAAATACATCAATCTTTCCGTTTGATGATAATTCAATCCAAGCAGTTCCTCGAGAATTTGCGATATAAATTAAATCTTCCGAGTTGTGCATCAATATCTGATGACCAGTTCTTGTTCTTAATCTCGTATATTCATTGTAAGGGATTCCTACTTCGCCCTTGGTA